TGCCTTTCTTCTTACCCGCCGCAGCGCGTTTGACCGCATAGGCAATGGCAACGGCCTGCTTGACCGGCTTGCCAGCAGCAACCTCGGCCTTGATGTTCTTGCGAAAGGCCATCGGACTGGGTGACTTGACTAGCGGCATAATTATCGCTTCTTTGCGGTTTTGGCCGACTGCTTGAACGCCTTTGCAGTCGGTGCGCCGGGCGCGCCGGGCTTACGCATCTTCTCTTTACTGCCCGCAGCGATCCGAGCTTTCTTGGCGTTGATATTGGCGTAAAGTCCTGGCTTCATAGTTAGCACTTCCATCGTTTAAGGGATGCTTTTGCCCGCTCGGCGGGGCCTTTGGCCTTAGCCACCACGCCCGACATGCGGGCGCAGAAGGACGCTTTGCGCCCTTTGTCGGCTGATGTTTTGGGGCTTGGCGCCGGTGCCTTCAAGTTGCTGCCGGTCGCCGCGTTATACTTAGCTCTACCCTTGGCGGTGAGGCCAGCGCCCTTGCTAACGGGGCGTTTCTCACCACGACCCACCGATAACGATACGCTTTTCTTCATGACCCCATCCATGAGTTAGTTACGCTGGCGTGGGATGACGCGGGGCGCCGGGTTGCCTCGCGATACTCGCGGTGTGCGACGGGGAAAGCAAAAGTGACGGCCAGCGCGTCGGCAGCGTCCGGTGAGGCCAATCCACGACTACGCATCTCTTTTTTCCCCTCAAGGAAAATGGTGCCGCTGCTGTTAGGCTTCTTCATGGGGCCGACCAAATCGGCTTTTAGCTGACGGTCGCTCGGAATAGACGCTGTTTTCAGCCATTCCTTCATGGTGCCCCACATTTCAGCCCGCTTGTTGCCCCACATAATGGAGTTCTTAGCCTTCCAGCCAAAGTTTACCCCGCGTACCTTATAACGCTGCTCTGTCAGCCTGTCAAGTATCCCGTAACCAAGGCCACCTTCGTCGATAATTGACAGCGTGGGCTTGAATTCCTCGATGGCGTCGATCACCCGCCCAACTATAGTCATGGTGTCCTCGCCCGAGTAGCGTTTGATCGCCACAATGTCGCGCCCTTGGCGCACCACCAGCACGGTTGAGTCGGCGCCACCTCTGGCTGGGTCGATGCCTAATACGATCGGTGCCGTAGTGTCCTTCCAGCGTTCGCGGTGCATGGCATCCTCAACCAGCATGGGCTTAATAAACTGATCCTCGCCCGCGTCGGGGAATTCCCCATACACCTCGACCTTGGCCTGCGGTGAATCCTCGCCGTATTCCGCAATAATCTGCTCGTAGACCTGCTTGTCGGTGTCCTCAACGGTGCGCGCGTCGACACTGCGGGTGTTCCAAAACGCCCGTTTGGCGTGGAAACACTCAAAGAAGTAGCCTTCGTTGCGGCGCGGGTTGCTAAAAGCAAACCAATAGCGGTCTGGTGTGTTCTCGGTAAAGAACCCGGCACCGACTTCCCATATTGGATTGGGTATGCCGCTTGACTCATCGAAGATCAACATCATGCCGTCTTGATTGTGGACACCGGCATAGCTGTCTGGATTCTCTGCCGACCACAGCTTGCCCTCTGCGGCCCAGTAACGTGTGCCTTTCTTCAGGTCGCGCTCGACCAGCTCGCACAGCCACTGCGCGGGCACCAGCTTGGTTGCGCTGATCTCAAACCAATGGTTGTTGATGGTCATCGCCGCCCACTTGGTCAGCTCGGCCCAGGTCACCGACCGTAGTTGGCTTTCCGAGTTGGCGCTGATGACGATGCTGCCACCGATGCGGGTGGTCAGCATCCACAGCACCAACCAAGAGACTAATGCAGACTTGCCGATCCCGCGCCCGCTACTAACGGCCTCCCGCAGGGTGTCCATCTGAATCTTGCCCTTGTTCCCTTGTATATGCGCCTTGATATCACGCAGCACCTGCCGTTGCCACGCGCGCGGGCCTTTAAACTTATGCAGTGGGGTGTTCTTCTGGCCCCACGGGAAGGCAAACAGCACAAACGCTTCGGGGTCATCCGCAAGCGCGGGTGACCACAGCTCCACCATCAACTTCTGTTCTTCGTCTGACTTATAAATGGGCTGTTGCATTTTGTCCTATGGACTGGGGAAAAACTTCGGTAGCTTGCCCCTCGATTACCCTTGCGCGGGCTTCTTCCAAGGCAGTCAGCACACTGATCTTCTGATAGACGTCCACACTGATTTCGGTCTTGGCCGTCCAGCCGTGGCAATGCTGCAAGATCGCCAAGCTCGCTTTAGCGTCGCCTTGTTCAGACGCCTCGTTCAATCGCCGGGCAGCTTGCAGTTCGTTATCGGCTTTGCCCTTTTGTGCGGCCATCTCGGCCATTGGGTCAAATTGGCACAATTGTCTATATTCCGTAGGCAGCATCCCCGCTGCCAACGCCAGTGCATCTCCTTTTAACCCTAAATTAGAAGCAGCATATATAGCGTTCAAACGCTGCTCGGTTGCCTTGACGACGCGGGGTGTGAATGGGAGTGACTTGAACATAGCCCGTTTATAGCACGACTGATTTCCGTTTGCCAATAGGACAATTTGACCTATTGCATGTGCGGGCAACGTACGGGCTGATGTGCGGGCGGATGTGCGGGCTGTGGTTTGCAAGGCGTCTACATGCGTGTTTGCATTTTTTAAAAAAATTGTTCGTGGAGGGTGCCGTGACCGACACGCCTGGCGCAGGGCCCACCCACCCCCATGTTAGTGGGCACTTACTTCCAAGCTAGTAAGCACTCACCTCTATGTTAGTGGGCACTCACTTACCCCTGGCCGATGGCATTAAGTTAGTGGGCACTCACACTTTTACCTGGTGAACAAGGTGGCATGTTTTGTATGTAGTCTCTTTGCAGAATACCGTTTAGCGGTTGACGTGCGAACTGGCGCGGCTTGGCGGTTATGGGTCATCTTGGCATTCTTGGCATAGCGCCGGAAGTCGCATCCAAACCGCGCAGAATTGACGCGCCGTGCTACATATATACCATTTACAAAAAATCTAACGTCTAACTATAAATAGCCAAGAATGCCAATCTTCCCTATGTCACGCGCCCGTTTTTCGACTGCCAATATGAGCAATTCATTTTGCCCATAAAATCGCGTTTTTCCGCCCTATTTTTATACGTCGAAAATATATTTCACTATTTGTATGTAAATCGCTTGCCAATGCGTTAAAATAGATTCCGCAGCATACCGGTACACTAAACTACCCGAAAGGAAACTACATGCAAACCCTCAACAAAACGCAAGCGCACGAAATCCATGGCGGGCTTACCCAAACAACTAAGATGCCATGCAAATCGTATTCACTGCCGACAATCGCATGCCGCACTGGATTTAAAATGCGTGCGATCGCGGGGTCAATCTGTGCGGATTGCTACGCTGAAAAAGGCAACTACCGCAAATATCAGCACAATATTGAACCAGCACAGCACGCAAGACTGGTATCAATCACAGATAATCTGTGGGTCGATGCCATGGTAGTTAGCATTGGTGCCGACAAGTATTTTCGTTGGCATGATAGCGGAGACATTCAAGACATCGAACACTTGGAGAAAATCGCAGCTGTCGCACGCGCTACGCCCAATTGTATGCATTGGTTGCCGACACGCGAATACGGCATTGTGTCAGCATTCACGGCACAGTACGACATCCCAAAAAATCTGATTATCAGACTCAGCGCAATGTTTACCGACAAACCCGTCGTTGTACCTGCCAGTCTTAAAGGCATTGCAGGTATTGCCGTGTCCAATGTCCATAGCGTTAAACCGATCGGCACAGCCTGTAACGCCCCAGCGCAGAATGGCGAGTGTCGCGAATGCCGTGCGTGTTGGTCACGCAAGGTTGCCGCTGTTTCGTATTCAATTCACTAAAACGAGGGAAAATCATGCAAACCACGAAACCGCAGCACGTACAGCTAGCCGAAAAATTTACCGAATTATTGCGCGCTACGCTCACACTGTCAGAATTTGCAGAATTGGCAGACGCAAACGCTAATGAAACAGACGCGAGCATTTGCCACTCGCACGACTATTGCGACGCAAACCAAACTATGCTCGATGCAATGTCTGCGCTTGGGATTGACTATACCTATGAGAGCACGCTCTGGTCTGACGCATGGCTACATGCGCGCCTTGAACTGTTCGACGGCGCGCCTGAAAAATGCCGCAATGGCAAGCCGTTTAATACCTGCACTTGCTGTTAAATAAGGGGTTAATTATGGACACTGTAAACGCACAATATATCGCAGGCATTGACACGCTAAGCGGAAACGCGCCGGTAGACTTTGTTGTACTTAAGGACGGCCGTGTAATCGGCATCGATGCCGAATCGGTAGTGCTCTACGCGTCAATGGATGATTTTTATAGTTTTAATACGGTAGATCGCGCATCGTTTAGTTTAATTGAGGGAGCGTAAGTATGAAAACAATCGAAGATGTAAAGCAATACATGCGTGACCTTGCTGCAATGGGGCGAGCGTATCACTGGGACGATAGCCCGACCGAAATTAGCTGGGATACGCCGGTAGACGTTGATGCGATGCAAAAAGCGCACGATGAAGTATGGGCGATATGTAATCCATGGACTATCTTAGACGACGACAGCGAAATCGCGAAACTTTACAACCTGACATCAGAGGAGGCGTAACCATGAGCTATCATATGAAAGACTGTAAAAACCTAAAGCCCCCGCCAGCGGGCGAAACACTCGCGCAGGCGTTGCTATGCTTCGCGCTTGCCATGAGTGCTACTGCGCTGGCCCTCGCAATCGGGGCGGTGGTGGTGTGCAAATGAATGTAACGCACACCGCGCGACCGCCGGACATGACCTGCGCGCACTGCGGCGGGCGCGGTTTTCAAACCGTCGAGCGCGCCGCCGGACAAAGTTTTGTCTGCAAGAATTGCAGGCGCACCTATCGTAAAAAATCAACCTCCGGCTCTGGCGTTATTGCGGGGCCAGTTTATCATCGCACAAGGGAGCTATAAATGAGCGACACGACTATAGACTTTAAGGTATTGGGGCGCGACGTGCGCTACACGATTAACGATCTAGGCAGAAGCGAACGTCTAATATTTGACGGCGTGGTTTTGGTTGATTCTTGGGGCGGCGGGCTTGGCCCGTGGGATACTCAAGAGTGGGGCGTTGCGCGCATTTTCACGGGCGCGGCGCGGGCGGCGGCAGAACACAAGGTGCTGCGCGACTATGCCGAAAGCCTGCTGGCGGGCCTGCTCGTCAGCATTCCAGAAATTTACAAGGAGATGGAATCATGCAGCTAACAATTGAAGAAAACGAACGCACGGCATACGCCGACGGCAATACGGCGCTGGCGGATGCCTTTTCCCGCATTATCGACCTAGAGCAGGAACGGCTCCTGCTGCGGCAATGTATCCGCGACGCTGCGGACATGATCGACGACGATCTGGAATGGGTAGACCGTGCCGCCAAGCTACTGGACAGCGACGAATGATCGCGCTCGCCGTGCTGCTGCTGATAGCCTTGTTGGCGATAATGTTCGACCTGTAAACCGTAGCACAACAAAAAAGACGCCCCTCACGGGGCGTTTTCTATTTGACCGACGCTAGCATCACGGGCGGCGGCGGCCCCTCGACCATACGCCGCAGCTCCGATTTAGTGTAACGCTTGGCGACGTCCACGGCGGCGAAAACATGCTTTTTAGTGTGCAGGCCGACCGCAGCTAACCGCCCGCAGTCTACCCATCCGGCCTCCTTCAGCGCGTGCAGTAGCGCGGCTTGGGGCACCTTGACCCCACCGGGCGCCGCGCCCGATAGGCGATCGCACACGGCATGGAAAGGCGATCCGATGACACCGGCGTTGAATTCACCCTGCCGCCCGCGCAGCATCTCGACCAGATACGACTCGGCCATGCTCATACCGTGTTCGATCAGGTTCTGTTTAAATTCCGTCATCGCGGGCGCTGCCGACGGATTAAACCGCGACACGTCACGGCGCGCCAGCCAGCCAGCGACCGCAGCAAAGCCACCGGCCTTGTACCACTGCCAGATGCGTTCGGCGGCGGCGGGCGTCATCCTCGGCGCGCTCGACCACACGCAGAACCAGCGGCGATCCTGCGACGCGAGCGAGATCGGCACGGGATCGTTCGAGAACGCCAATACAAAACAGCGGTTGACCATTTGATACGGATGAAGCCCCTTGCGGTTAATCGGGATCATCTCGGGGGGCGCCGCAATGATTGGCTTCAGTTTATTGGCAAGCGCGCGGCGCTCGCGGGCGTCCGGCTCTTTCAGCTCGTTCAAGATAATAATCTCGGCCTCCAACTGATAGCCCCACTGCGACCCGAGCGTATCGTTGTCCAGGATACCCCGGTTGCGTAGCGAGGGGCCACAGACGGCCCACAGCAGCGGCGCCCACAGCGTATCCTTACCGCACCCTTCGTCGCCACCGTGCAAGACGGCGTGATTAATTTTGATGTTTGGGCGCTGGTATTTGCAGGCCATGACATCAAAAATATGATCTCGCTCGACGTCAAGCGGGATGAGGGCGGCGCAATGGTCGAGCCACATCGTCACGTCACCGCCACCCGCCGGTTGTCGGGCGTCGCGCCAGCGGTTGCCGAACACGTCACCATCACGCGTCACCAGCACGTCGTCACCGGCGCTGTAGGTGATGCCAACAAGGGCGGGGGCGCCCATCGCTTGTCTGTTTTCGTCGTAGCAGATTGACGCCTCAACACGGCGGGCGGCGTTGTTGGCGTTGGTGTGAATGGAGTAGCACGGGATATGTCGGAACAAGGCGTTGAAAGTCGTCCGGCCTACCTCGCGGCGGTCGGCCATGTCGAAGTACGACTCATCATCTTGAACGTAAGCGAACCGGGCATACCATGCGGCCTTCTCGACGCGGCCCAACTCCTTACGCGCGACGGCGGCGATCATCGCACCCGCGTCCGTCGCTTCGCTAAACAGGTCGCCCGGCTTTAGCTTGGCAAGTGCCGCTTGCATGACGGGGGCCAGCAGTTCGGAGCGTAGCCCCGGCGCGTGCTGCGGGCCTCCCTGCGACGCCACCCAAGTTAAGAAGGCCACACTATCCCACTCAAGGCAATGCTCGTGCAGGCACGTAAAGGCCCGATTGACGGGCATGTAGCGGCCCTCGATCTCGCCGGTGGTGTGCGCGGCGTTGTTGGGGCAGACCACACCCCACCACCCGGCGCTGTTGCCCTGCGCGGTCAGGTGGCCGGACTCGGACAGCCACGCCAGCACGTCGTCGCTGCCGTCGTCGTCCAGATCGACGCGGCGCACGGTGGCGGTGTCGGCGGCGGCGGGCGTCACGCCAAGGGCGGCGCAGATTTGCTCGACGGTGAACTCGCGCTCGGGATGGAACTCGGTCAGGACGCTGGCAAAGCGGTTGCGGCCCGGTTTGATGTTAACGCTTCCTGGGATGCGCCAGTTTCGCACGGCGTTGATGGCGCCACCGTCGGTATAGCCCGCCTCGGCAAAAGCGCGCTCGGCGGCGTTGGCTACCCCCACCGGCACCTGCTCGCTCAACACCCACGCCCATTGGTAATTACCGGGAGAGGTTTCGATAATCCACGTCGGGGGCAGCGGCGGCACCTTGGACTTGGTGCCCACATCGTCAACGGCCAGAAACGTGACGTGCGTGCAGTTGGCGGTGGTGGCTGACAGGCCACTGGTCATGCGGTCGAGAATGAAGCTGCCGCTGCTGACATACCAGGCGCCACCGGCCCGACGACGGACGCTCGGCAGTTGCGGTATAAAACCGCCTCCTTTTTGGTGTACAAACAACACAGTCTCGCCCTCGGGGGCCAAGCGGGTTACAAAGTCAATAAAATCCATGTTATAGTACCTTTGAGTTGGTGGTTGGTCTGGCGGCTCACGGTGTCTCCCCGTGGGCCGTCGCTTTTTTATTTCCCGTATCTGGTCTGCACCTTAATCTCGACGCCTAACGGCAGGCCAGCGGCCCATTCGGGCGGCGTACACATCACCTCCCGCATCCGTGCCACCGTTGCCTCACCCATGCGCTCGGGGCACTCGACGACGATCTCATCATGGATATGCAAAACGGTGTCCTCCAGTTGCCGTAGCGAATGGCGCAGAATATCGTTCGCGGTCGCTTGTGTGATGTTCTCGACAGCTAGACCGCGCCACAGACGGGCGCGCGGCCATTCGGTCGCGTCAGCCGCCGGTTTCCACGACGCCTTGGCGTACGACACACCATCATTTTCTAAGCGGGCGAAGGGGTAGCATAGCACCCGACCGGACGGCAGGCTATACCAAAGGTGCTGACCGTCGTAGAGGTAACAGACGCGCCCCGCGCGGCACTCGTGCCCTTTGTGGCGTAGGGCGCGGGTGTAGGCCGCTTCCAAGTCTTGGCCGTGCTTCATGGCCCACGGGTTGGCAACGCGCCAGGCGTTAATGGCGCGGGCGATTTCCCACTTGGTCATCCGCACACCGTAGACGCGGCCAAAGGTTTCAAACGAACCGGCACCACCGAGGAAGCCCAACGCCAGCTCCTGCACCTTGCCAACCTGACGTTGCTCTGCTGTTATGTTATTGTAGGTCGTGGCGTTGAACACAGAGGTCGCGTTGACTTTGTAAGGGTCGAGGCCCGACCGGAACACGTTGAGCTTGGCCTCACCGGCGGCGCAGTTGGACAGCCACGGATTGACGCGACCTTCAATCGCCGCCCAGTCCGCGACGACCAGCACGTTACCGGCGGCGGGCATGAGCGCGGGGCGTAGCATCCCCTTGAGAACGTCGGTCACACGCTTGCCGTAGTGTGGCACGATTTGGTGCCCGCGCACC